GTACAGGTCAACTCGATCACCGCCGCAGCCGCCGCCGCAACTCTCACGCTCGGTGTGAACGCTGTCACCTACGCGTCGTCTGGTGTGGCTGCTGACCTGCTGCTCCCGGCTATCGGAACGATCGGCGAGAAGATCAGTGTCATGGTGTCGAACGGGACGACCTCGCTGGAACCGAACATCAACAATGCGTCCACGTTGCTGGTCTTTTTCGGGACGACAGCGAACACGGTGGCAGTCGGTTCGACGGTCAACTCGAACCCGTCGATCGAATTCATCGCCGTATCAACATCACAGTGGGGCATTTCGGCTATCAGTTCGACGATCGACTGGACCTTCTCCGCTTCGACAGGTTCGACAGGACAGTAAATGGCTGACAGCGCCGGGAGCGCAAACAACATTGCGATAGTCGGATTCGCCGAAGGCCACGCCGGGGAAGCACCCTACGGTCAGGACGGATGGGAGATATGGGGTATCAACCGTCTCCACACCCTCGACACGGTCAAGGACAAACATTTCGACGCCTGGTTCAACCTGCACGACCTCGAAAAGTTTCACGGTAAAGACCCCGAACACCTCGAATTCCTCGAAGCCTTCGAAGGGCCAGTGTTCCTACGATCCCAGGATATAGGCAAGTTCCCGATCCCCAACGAAACACCGTTCCCGCATGACGAACTGGTCAAACAGTTCGGCTCGTATTTCAACAATACGATCTCGTGGCTGGTCGCCTATGCGATCACCAAACAGCCGGCGGAACTCGGACTGTTCGGCGTGGACATGGCGCAGGATTCTGTTCTCATGGCCGAATACTCCCAGCAGCGACCCTCGACCGAATACTTCCTGGGACTGGCTTCCGGCCTGGGGATCACGGTTCATCTGCCGAAAGGTTCCGACCTTCTGAAAGCGACCCACCTGTACGGGTTTGAGGATGCGTCGTCGTTCACCGAGAAAGCCACCGCCCGACTCACCGAACTGGGAGGGCGGAAAGAACAGGCGAAAGCACAGTTAGCTCAAGCACAATCCCAGGCGGCGGAACTTGTCAACGCTATCAACCAGTTAGACGGGGCGATGCAAGACTGCCAGTACTGGTTGAAGAATTGGGTTCCTCAACCGCCGGGTGAACCGTTTTCGGGTAACGGGGAAGTAACCTCCCCTATAAAGGAACTCGTCGAGGCGAAGATAAACTAGGAGCATCATGCCACTATCACGACCAGTAGCCACCCGAGCGTGGAACGGAGCGACATCCACTGGAATCTCCGGCGACACCGGTGCTGGTATCGGTGCGGTAGCCCACTTCGGCCTCCCCGTAACACGGGTCGCAATGATCTCATCCAACGCCTCAACTAAAGGGGTCACTGGAACCATTCAAGGAACCTTGGGATCTTCGACAGCCTGGATAACACTCCACACTCTCACTACCGGTGGGACGACCGGAAACGTGAACACGTTTTCGACAGCCAGTTTCGTAGTCGACAAGGCCCGTTTGAACGTGTCAGCGAACGCTTCGACGGGTACGTTCGCTGCTTGGATCGCCGGCGCATGAGACTCTGGTTGTGGCGGTGGCTGGCCCGCATCCACGACTCACTCCACCAGGTCGATACGATGGCCCGCTTCTACACGGTCGCTGAACATAGAGACGCGACCAACTACGTGTACGACACCGCTCCTGATGCGAGAGAGGAACGCTGATGGCCTATACGGGGATGCCGTCGACTTCCGCCCCGGACGCTGTCCGTCTGCTCATCGGCGACGTTTCCACTTCGACTTCGTCGGAAATCTTCTCAGACGGCGAGATCGACTATTTCGTAGCCCAATACTCCAATTCGGAACTCGCCGCATCAGCAGCATTGAAAGCGTCTATCGGCACGTCCAAATCCCGGACCCTCGCCGGTGTCTTGTCGAAACAGGTCGGCGATCTAAAAATCAGTTATGCGGGCAAAGCCGGCGTCCACGAGATCATCATCGCCAAAGCCGCCCAACTCCGCCAGTTAGGCGTACGGAAGGTGAAACCGTATGCGGGCGGAATATCAGAGTCGGACAAGGACGCCGCCGAATCGGACACGGACAGGGTGGCACCCAACTTTCGGGTAGGTCAATTTGATCACCCTGGGTTAGGTGTTAATTCGACGAGCACGTTTTGAGCTGGTCAACCGAACTCGAAGATCTGATGCCCGACGGTGTCAGCACGAAAACGTTGGCTTCGGTTTCGACCGACGGCTACGGAAATGCCGTTTTCGCTACCGGGTCGACGTTCAAAGGCCGCTTCGTTAGGAAACAGCAGTTGGTGAGAACGTTTGCTGGTACCGAAGAACTGTCACAATCCCAGTTGTGGGTCGCTTCGACTTCGACGTTCGCCCCGTCCATACAGTTCGTGGTGAACGGTTCGACTGTCGGCCCTCTCATGTCAATGTCCTCATATCCTGACGAGGACGGGATACACCACATTTCCGCGTTCTTCGGATGATTGTCATGGTGGGGATGAAAGAGTTGAAAGCCCGCCTCAAAACCGGGGACGCTACAAGCCGTCTGGCAGGCCCGTTAAAGCTCGAAGCGGAACGGGTAATGACCAAAGCGAAACGGCTCACACCGGTAGACCTGGGCACGCTGCGGGCGTCTGGTGTCGTCCACTCCCCCGAAATCACACCCCGAAGGGTGGTAGTCGAACTCGGCTTCGGCGGAGCAGCAGCAGCGTACGCGTTGGTCCAACACGAACGGCTCGACTTCATACATACGGTCGGCCAGGCGAAGTTTCTCGAGCAGCCCGTCAACGAAGCCCAAGCAGGGTTCGGTCAGCGGATCGGCAAAAACTTGGACCTGTTCAAATGAGTCTCGTCGATGACATAAGCGATTTCCTGGTAGCACAGTCGACCGCGTTCACGTTGCTGTCGGGGACGGGCGGCAACCTGGGTAAACAGGTCATGTTGGACAATGCTCATGTGGCGGACACGTTCACGTCTGTATATGAGACTCCCGGCGCCGCATCCGAATACACGTTCGCCACTTCGACGGGTGGGGTGAACGTCGAGTTTGAACGTCCGTCCTTCCAAATCCTGTCCAGGTCGACAACGTACACGACAGCGAGGACGAGGGCGCAGACCGCCTACACGATATTGGACGGACTCGCCGGCCGATCCTTGCCTACTGCTACGGGCACACGCTATCTGGAGATCACTGCGGTGCAAGCACCCTTTTTTCTGCAGCGGGACGACAACGAACGGTACGTCGTGTCCACGAATTACAGTGTGTGGAAGGCCGTCTAATGGAAATGGTAGACCCGGTTTATGTTCACCGGTTGGAACAGACCGGCGCCGCCACCCGGCAGATCGCAGAAGTGCTCGCCCAGTTCAAATCTCAACTGGTAGAGGAAGGGTTTTCTGAGGAGGGCGCCGAATCGCTTGCGGATACGATGCTCGTCGTACTAACCCATGAGTGACTGGCAGACCATCCGCTGTGAACTACCCGACGCCACGTTCCACCATGTCGGACACTGCGAAGGACTCCTACTGCGTGTTTCGGGGGACAGGCTGGAAGTGAAATGTCAGCGGTGTCGACGCATCCAGATCATCAAAGTCCCTATCCCACAGTTCGCATCAACCTAAACTAACAAACCGAAAGGACTTTTTATGGCGGCAATATCAGGCAAACTAGGACTCGTCGAATACGCGGGAGGCAACGTTGTCAACTGCGACGAATGGACCCTGTCCGGCGACAACGACATGCTCGACATCACGTCGTTCGCGACGGGGACAGTCCAGTGGCGTTCGTTCATCCCCGGCCTAGGGAATTGGACGGCGACCATTTCGGCGAACTTCGACGCTGCGTCCACCGGACTCACGGACCTGCGGACGAACACTCTCAGTCCGGCTACGGGAACGGCGATCCTGTACATGGACAAGGAAGGCGGGGAGGCGTTGCAGGGCGACACGTACATTTCGAACATGAGCATTTCGGCGCCGATAGACGGCAAGGTCGAAGCCAACTTCAACCTGCAAGGCAACGGAGCGCTCACCTTCTCGACGACAACCTAAATGGCTGCCCTGTCCGGTAAAGGAGCCAAAATACGGCTGGCTTCGGTCAGTGGGACGGCGTCGACGGATAATGCTGCGACCCGTTCCACAGGGACTGTCGGCAACGGTTACGTGCAGATCAACGCGACCGGCCGGCGGCATTGGGACCGTGACGTCACCCCGATCCTCGCTGATAGCGGAACGCCTGTTTCGGCTGCGTTATATTCGGTGAACCCGGTGCAGGGCAGGTTCGAATGGTTGACCGGCGACCCGCCCGTCGGGACGTATACGATCGACTGTGATTTCCTGACCGACACGTATCTGACGGGAGGCCAGTCGTGGACTGTCGACTCGAACGTCGACATGTTGGACACGACGTCGTTTGCTACTTCGACTGGAAGCCAACAGTGGCGGACGTTCATCCCCGGGTTGAGTCAGGCGTCCGTGTCGATCGAACGTCTCGTGTCGACCGGGGATACTGGGCCTGTCTTCTACGACCGGCTCAACCTGCAGTCGGCGT